CATTTACATAGAGGTAATCCTCCTATGAGTGATAAGTATATTGCTACTGGATGGTATCAAGGATCTATTGGTCTAGGTCAAGTTAATATGGCAGGTATTAATGATAGACAGTACATGGAAAGTATGGATGCATAATGACAAAGATATTAGTTACTGGTCATAAGGGATTCATTGGAAGTCATGTGTTCAATGACCTTAGACATGAACAAGGTTATGGTTATTTGGTAGATGGATTGGATAGACCAGAGGATATAGGGGACTGGGTTGGCCCTTCTGGTATGTTTGCAGAACATTATGATTATATTATTCACCTTGCAGCCTATGCTGCACTAAGAGACAGTGTGGATAACCCACAGAAGTTCTGGGATAATAATGTAGAGAAGTCGAAACCTATCTTTGATTATTGTAGAGAGAATAACGTTAGGTTATTGTATGCAAGTTCTGCTGGAGCACACGAGTGGTGGCAGAATCCATATGCAATAACAAAGAAAGCAAATGAACTCATGGCACCACCTAACAGTGTTGGTATGAGATTTTTTAATGTCTGGTCAGAGGAAGGTAGTAGAGATGATATGTTATACAGGATGTTACAAGACAAGACTGCAACGTATCTTACCAGACACAAGAGAGATTGGATTCATGTTAAGGATGTAGTCAGAGCGATTGCTTATTTAATGACTAGTCAATACACTGGTACTATTGATATTGGTACAGGGGAATCTACTTCTGTTCTAGATCTTGCAAATCATATGGGCGTGGACAATCTACCTATCAAGATGGATACTCCGAACGAACCTGATGAATTGTGTGCGGATACTACCGCATTACGTGAGTTAGGATGGTTCCCAACTCGTAATATACTTGCAAAAACCGAAGCACCCTGTTATAATAAATAAGTTGCGGTTTATTTAAAATTATATGGCGCCAACCAAAAAGGCATTAGTATTAGGAGCAGGTGGTTTCATTGGAAGTCACATGTGTAAGAGACTCAAATCGGAGGGATTCTGGGTTAGAGGTGTAGACATTAAGTATCCAGAATTTTCAGACAGTGCTGCCGATGAGTTCATCCAAGGTGACTTGCGAGAGGTGGGTCTAGTTTCAAGAGTCATGGACGTAGAAGGAGACTCTTTCGATCAGATCTATCAGTTCGCTGCTGATATGGGTGGTGCAGGTTACATCTTTACTGATGAACACTCAGCAGATATTATGCATAACTCTGCTACAATTAATTTGAATGTTCTGAACGAACAGGTACAGTTGAATAGACTTCTTGGTACAAATAAGACTAAGATTTTCTATAGTTCTTCTGCATGTATGTACCCAGAACACAATCAATTAGATCCTAATAACCCTGATTGCCGTGAAGACTCCGCATACCCAGCAAACCCCGACTCCGAGTACGGATGGGAGAAATTATTCTCCGAGAGATTATACTTGGCTTACAGTCGTAATTACGATATTCCTGTGTGTGTTGCCAGGTATCATAATATCTTCGGGCCAGAAGGAACCTGGCAGGGAGGAAAAGAAAAAGCTCCAGCAGCTATCTGCCGCAAGGTTGCGTATGTCCCAGATGTGGGAGGCCCGATTGAAGTGTGGGGCGACGGGTTGCAGACAAGATCCTTCCTCTTCATTGATGAATGTATTGAAGCAACAAGACGACTCATGGAGTCAACCACTTTCAGAGGCCCCGTCAACATCGGTTCCGAAGAGATGGTTACCATTAATGAATTAGTGGAAACTGCTGCTAAGATTGCAGGTAAAGTTGTATCGAAACGTCATGTATTAGATGCACCTCTAGGAGTTAGAGGACGTAACTCTAACAACGATCTAATTCGTAGCACACTTGGATGGGATTATTCTCAATCACTTGAGGAAGGCATTCGCAAAACTTACGAGTGGATCTCTGAACAAATTAAGTCACACCAGCATGGTGTTGTTGAAATTACATCAAAGGAACTAGAACATGCGAAAAGTAACTAAGAAAACTATCCAAATTGATAAGGATGCAATAAGAGACTTAGATGTCTCTCACCTTGCAGAACAATCACTCAATAAAAATGACTGGCTTAGTGCTGGTCAGAGTGAGTATCGTTTATATGCATGGTTATCTACACAGTTTGACAAATCAATTATCCTTGATGTAGGCACACGTACTGGTGGGTCTGCACTAGCACTATCTTATAATGAAAATAACAAAGTTATCAGCTACGACCTTCAAGAACAAGGTGCGTCGAAAATTCAAAGAGATAACGTCGAGTTCAAGATTCAAGACTTCAGGGAAGACGATAGCATCAATTGGGATCATGTCTCTATCATTATGCTTGATGTTGATCCCCATGATGGAGTCCAAGAAGAAGAAATGATGGAGTTTCTTGAAGATAAAGGTTGGAAAGGATTGATGTTATTTGATGACATCGGCCCTCAATGGCCTGAAGTTGAGGATCTATGGAATAGGATTACATGGCCTAAGATAGATGTAACTGAGGTAGGTCACATGAGTGGCACTGGCCTAATAAACTTTGATAACAAACATGACATAGATTGGGCATGAGAGTTTTAGTACTGGGATCAGAAGGTCAGGTTGGAGCATATCTAACTGAGTACCTTAACAATAAAGGATATGAGGTTTTAGAATTTGATGTTGTCAACGGCAGACATCAAGACATGACAGTCATTCCTAATGCAGAACTTCATCGTAAGATGATGTTAGCAGACTTTGTTTTCTTCCTTGCATTTGATGTAGGTGGTTCTCATTATCTGAAGAAGTATCAACATACTTTCCAATTCATTGATAATAATACCAGACTAATGGCACAAACCTTTGGTCTGATTGAGAAGTATAAGAAACCATTTATCTTTGCTTCATCTCAGATGAGTAACATGTCTTACTCACCTTATGGTGTATTGAAAAGAGTCGGTGAACTCTATACTAAATCATTACAAGGATTGATTGTCAAGTTCTGGAATGTATATGGAATCGAAAAGGATATGGAGAAAGCCCATGTCATTACAGATTTCATTAAGAAGGGATTTGAAACTGGTACTATTAACATGATGACAGATGGCACGGAACAGAGGGAATTTTTATATGCTGAAGATTGTTGTGAAGCGTTGGAGACGCTCATGCTGCAATATTCTGAGTTCACTTCTGATAATGAGCTTCATATTACTACTGGTGTCTATACAAGTATTCTGGAGATTAGTAGACAGATACAGACATTATTCAAAGGTATCGGCAAGGAGGTCACGGTTACGCCAGCTGCCTCGAAGGATGAAGTACAAAAGGATGCAAGAAATATACCAGACCCATACATTAGAAAGTGGTGGGATCCAAAAACAACCGTACTCGATGGAGTCACAAAAGTATTCGAGGAAATGAGGAAGGATTATGACTAAAGTTCCACAGAATGAGGCAGAGTTAAAGGCTCTGCAAGAAACTATTGCAGCTGCAAAGAGGAGTCCTACAGGTGTTGATATTCCTGTTCTTAATCCAGAAAGGAAATATCCAATTAATTTATTCTGTAATGATTCATTAGAACCATCTACATCAGCAAACAATAGATCAGTTTATACTAGATTCGTTCGTGATGGATCTGGTTTAGTCAATCTATATGTTAATGGAGAGGCACTAAAGGTACTCGAAGATAACAGTGGACTACCTAAGTTCATTTGGTTGTTAGAATCAAGAGAGATTATTGGTGAGATCTATAAATGGATTGAAGACAACTATGATTTCGTTGCAAGTAGAGTTGATGGTATCTTTACTTGCGATCAGAGATTAACTCAAGAGGCAGGCCCAGATGGTAAGTTCCTTTACTCTATTTCTAATGCGGCTCCTTGGGTAATGGATAGGAATATCTATCTTAAGTCTAAACTTGTCTCGATGATTGCATCGAACAAAGGATATACTGAAGGACATCGCCGTAGACTTAGAGTTGTAGAGGCATTTTCTGATAAGTTTGGTCAGGATGATCTATTTGGATGGGGTTTAGGAAAAGAACTCCCATTAAAAGAGAAATCTACTGGCCTCAAGGACTATATGTTCAGCTTTGCATGTGAAAATGCGAATTATCCTACCTATTTCACTGAGAAATTGACTGATTGCTTTGCATGTGGTACTATTCCAGTGTACTATGGTAGTGCTGGAGTGGCCCAGTACTTTAATCCAGAAGGTATCATCTTCTTGGAAGGTGCTGCACCTTGGAATAACATTCCTTGGGAGAAACTCACACCAGAGTACTATGAATCTAAGCACATAGTTATTCGAGAGAACTTCGAGATCGCTGCTTCTATGAGAGTTGCAGAGGATTATCTTTACGGTAATTATTTTTATCAAATTGACCCATACAGAGAGGAAAGAGTTAAAGTATCATGAGTGAAACTATTGACGTAACAGCTACTGCCGTTGATGATGACCGTAGTGGATGGCAAGCAGAAGATCAGATCGCTGTAGAATATCTTGCTGCATGTGTAGAGGCAGTTGAGAATGATGAGGCATTTGCCAACTTCAAATCTAATCCTAAGTACAAAACTATTCTAGAACATGTACTTAAAGATCAAGGACAGGCATATCTAAACATCGCTAAGGATATGAATGAGTCAGCGGTATGGGATAACATTGAGGCATTCAAAGAGAATGATAAGTATGGTAACCCAGAGACACATGTGTATCCAGGCTTGGATGGAGTTATTTCTCCTACTACTCTAAGGTATATTAAGAATACTTTTGAGATGGCTTTAATGCTTGATGGTGCAGAGGTTAGTAAGGTTGTTGAAGTTGGTGGAGGATATGGTGGACTCTGTAGAGTTCTTAGTAAGGTATGTGAATTTGATGAGTACATAATGATTGACCTACCAGAGGTCAGTGCCTTGCAGAGGAAATATATTGATCAGTTCCCAGATATTAAAGACAAAGTTAAGTGTATATCTACAGAAGACTTTGGACAGATAGAAGATGTAGATCTATTCATTAGTAACTATGCATTGTCTGAGTGTGATTTAAAATCTCAGATGGCATACTATGATATGATAGTTGCGAATGCCAAGTATGTGTATATGATATACAACCTTGTCAATTTCAATGATTTCCATTATAATGATTTCATAGACAAGATCAAGGAGAATTTTATCTTTGATACTGGTCGTGACTATGAGAACACTGTTATTCTAGCAACAAGAAAGGATGAATCGAATTGATGATTACAGACAACTAACTATTGATGTAGTTGGTTGGCTCTGTGAGTATATTAATGACAATAAAATAAAATCACTTGTAGTAGGGGTGTCTGGCGGAATTGATTCTGCTGTCACCTCTACTCTTGCAGCGAAGACTGGAGTACCAGTCTATGCTGTGGGTATGCCATTGAGTACCAAGATAGAACAGGAAACTCTATCTGATGGACACCTCTATTGGTTGTCTCAGAACTATCCTAATGTCAAGGTACTTAAGACAGACTTAAGTGAAACCTTTGCGAAATTTATCAAAGACCTTTCCAAAGATCTTGATATGGAGTATACTAGTAACCCACTGGCTAAAGCGAATAGTAAGTCTCGTCTTAGGATGATGACTCTCTATCACATCGCAGGTAATGTCGGTGGGATTGTTGTTGGAACAGGTAACAAAGTAGAGGACTATGGAATCGGTTTTTATACTAAGTATGGTGACGGTGGTGTTGATATCGCCCCTATTGCTGACCTTTATAAAACCGAAGTCAGAGAACTCGGAGGATTCATGGGAGTAATCTCAGAGATCCTTGATGCTAAACCTACTGATGGTCTATGGGAGGATGATCGAACTGATGAAGATCAGATTGGTGCCACCTATGCACAGTTAGAGGAGGCAATGGAGACTGGTGCTGGCCCAGCAGTTGATATCTTATGGAGACTCAACAAACAAAACAGACACAAAATGGATCCAATACCCACATTTAAACTTGGAAATTAATCATGCCTACGAAAGTAAAGGAACATGTTCCCATTGTGGAACCGAAGTCTACATCCTATCTTGAGATAGTTGAACTTGGTAGAACCGTAACTCCATGTCCAGTATTTAAAAAGGATACTGTTCGTGTTAGAGTAAAGAAGATTTGTAGAGGTAATCCAGCAGAAACATTTGAGACAGAAGAACATTGGGAGTATGATGTTCCATGGCCAGTAGAAGAAGTTAAGGTAACAGAGACAGTTAAGGAACCAGTAAGAGCGAGAAATGCAAGGGGACATTTTGTAAAAGATGATCCTAATACACCAGAGAATGAAGCATGGGTAGGTGGTCTGGCACCTAAAAGAAAGAGTAGAAAAAGGTCACAAACTAAGGAGGTAAACAAGTAGACCAATGAAAATCGGTGTAATCGGTGCAGGGAGACTAGGTATTTGTTTTGCTCTTCTATGTGAAGAGTCAGGACATCATTTACTTTGTTCGGATGTTAGAAGTCATTATGTTTCTGACATTAATAACAGACAAATTTATAGTAACGAGCCTGAAGTAGAAGAACTTCTAATGAATTCTTCTAATCTTCAAGCAACCACAAGTAACCAAGATGTTATTCGACATTCGGATATCATTTTCACTTATGTTCCTACTCCTTCATTAGAGGATGGTAGTTACGATGTTACTGCTGTAGATGCTGTTATAGATGATCTATTGCAGGCTCCCAACTTAGAAGGTAAGAAGTTCATCATTGGATGTACTACTAACCCAGGCTATGTTGCTGAGGCTGCAGAGAAATTAAAGGATAGAGGAGTATCTGTTTTCTATAGTCCAGAGTTTGTTGCTCAAGGAACTATCATTAGAGATATGAGAAATGCGGATACTGTTTTATGTGGTGGAGATGATCGAGATGGATTCGATATTATTAAGGACATCTATGAGGGATTCATGGATGTTGATGTTGACTTTCATTCAATGTCAACCACTGCTGCTGAGATTACAAAGATTGGAATCAATTGTTTCTTAACATACAAGATCAGTTATGCTAACATGATGGGTCAGATTCTTTACAACTCTGGTTGTGGAGATGAGATCAAGAACATCCTTGCCTCTATTGGGGCAGACAGTAGAATTGGATCTAAGTATCTTAATTATGGTTTAGGATTTGGAGGCCCTTGTTTGCCTCGTGACAACCGTGCCTTAGGACACTATGCTGATAGAGTTGGTCTTAAGTATAGTCTTCCTCAAGTTACGGATGATTTTAATGAAGCACATGCAGACTTCATAAAAAATTATTGTATTGAACAGAACAAAGATGACTTACCTTTCTTCATCGATAGTATCGGTTACAAGATAGGATGTGATCTTGTTGTTGAGAGTCCAAGACTAAGGTTGGTAGAAGATCTTCTTAAGGAAGGCAAAACAGTCTATGTTAAAGATATTGAGGATGTCCGAAATGATTGGGAAGATGATCTCCATGAAGACTATGATGATAATATTATCTTTGTCAGAGATTATAAAGAAGTACATGAAAAAACATGGAGGATTGACCTTTGACCATCAGTTATAATCGCCTCGGTAGTAATGGAAGACTGGGTAACCAGATGTTTCAGTACGCTTCATTAAGAGGCATTGCAGACTATAATAAGTTTAACTGGATGATTCCTCCAGCGGACTGTAATCATAAAGATAATTATGGTTTGTTTGATACGTTTGAATTAAAAAATTGTAAACCACATAACATTGGTTTCAATGACGGTATGACTGTTACGGAAAAGACACATGCCTTTGATGAGTCATTGTTTTATTGTACAGATGGCGTTAATATAGATGCCTATCTTCAGTGCGAAGATTATTTTATACACATTGCTGATCAGATTCGTGAAGATTTCAAATTTAAAAAAGAGTATCTTGAACCATGCAAGGAGTATATCGATAGTCTCGATAGCCCTCCTATCTTTCTACACATTAGGCAGTCTGATAATATCGGAAGAGAAGAGTACCATCCCATCCTCCCGATACGATTTTTTGAGAGTGCGTTAGGATATTTTTCTGAAGAGACTCCATGTTTTGTATTCACAGATGACATAGAGTGGTGTAAGAATGAACCTTTCTTTAAGCAAGATAGATTTATCTTTAATGATAATCCTGAGAGGTATGAGTACCAGACTATAGATGGAACAGGCAAGATGCAGAACACTTTGTTACCACAAGTGGATCTATGCTTGATGTCTTTGTGTTCTGGTGGTATAATTGCTAACAGTTCCTTTAGTTGGTGGGGTGCTTGGTTGCAAGGTGATAAAGGAAATATCATTGCTCCTAATCCAGAGAAGTGGTTTGGGTCTGCAATGGATAACCTAGATACATCAATGATTGTTCCTGCCCGTTGGCAGATATTAGATTGGAGTAAGTAATGGCTATTTCATTTCAAGGCATGGGTAATGAAGGTCGTCTGGGTAACCAGATGTTTCAGTATGCTTTCATCCGTGGTTTGGCATTTCATCGTGGATTTGATTGGGTAATTCCAGGCCCCGATGCAGACAGACTTGATAACTATGGTTTGTTTGAAGCGTTTAAATTGGCTGGTTGTAAACCAGAGAATCAAGGGGAACCTTTCTTCCATAAACAGGAAGTCTATAGAGACATGGCTTTCAATGAAAAGATATGGAATGAGTCTGAAGACAATACTAATTTCTCTGGCAATTTTCAAACAGAATTATATTTTGAATCTATTTCAGCAGATATTAGAGATGACTTTACTTTTAAAGATGAGTATCTCCATCCCTGTTCACAATTTATTGAGGATAATGGCGGACAGGATAATAATATATTCTTACATGTTCGTAGAGGTAATCCTAATGTAACAGGTAGGAGAGGAGAGAAGTGGTCTTACCAGATGGTTCAAGAGTATCATCCTATATGTAAGAAGGAATATTATATTGAGGCATTAAAAGAACCAGAGTTTGAAGGTAAGAATGTTGTAGTTGTATCAGATACTATTGACTGGTGTAAAGAACAAGATTGGTTACAGGGAGATAGATTCCTATTCTCTGACGCATCCTATGAGGAGTTCGGAGATGGTGCATCTGTTCCTTACATTGATCTATGCCTTATGACACTATGCGGTGGTGGTATCATCGCCAACTCATCTCTATCATGGTGGGGTGCATGGTTGCAGAAAGGTGGCCCAAATTTAGGTAAGAATGCTATCCAATATAATTGGAAAGTTGTTGCGCCAGAACCTTGGTTTGGAATTAAGTATGACCAGTATGATATGAAAGATCTTATTCCTCCAAGATGGAAACAGATTTATAATGATCCATCCTTTATTACGCCTGAATAATGAAAGACTTAACCTACCTACTACCATGTAGGATAGAATCGGATGACAGACTCCGAAATGTAATTACTTCAGTTACGTATTTACTTAAGACTTTTCCAGAGTCAAAGGTATTAGTTAAAGAAGTAGATAAAAAGTCTAATTTTAAAGAGAGTGCCTTACCACAGATACAGAAGTATGTTGGCGATACCAGTCAGTTAAAACATATATTTGAAGAGAGTGATGAACAATTCTTTCATAAGACTCGTATATTAAATGACTTATGTGTTGCTGCTGATACTCCTATCATTTACAATCACGATGTTGATGTGGTTGTACCGAAGAACTCACACGAACTTGCTTACCGTTCAATTACAAAGGAAGGATCTGATGCTGTCTATCCATTTGGATGTGGTATCTATCAGTGGGCAGTTAATTATTCGGATGAACTATTAGATAAGTTTCTATCATCTCATGATGGTAAGGATGCTGACTTTGAAGTTCTTAAAGATGCCAAGGTTAGGATACC